CCTCGCTCATCGCGCCGAGCACATCCCCGTCCAACTGGTCCTCGGCCGACGTGTGCGCCAGCTCCAGACCGAGCGCGGCGAAGAAGCCGCGGGGCATCATGCCTTCGTCCAGCAGCGGCAGTTCGGCGTGATCGCCCAGCCCCATCTCGTCGCGCTCGATGGTGCGGCCGTCGAGCATGCGGGCCTTCCAGCGGTCGTCCAGCACGGGCGCCGCGGGCTGGGCCGAGAGCACGGCGGCACCCGCTTGGCCGTAGGCATCGGCCAGGGCGGCCAGCACCTTGGCGCGGGGCACCAGCAAGACCAAAGCATCCTGTTCGTCAAAGTAGGACTGGGGAGGCAGGTTTGAGAGCTTTTCGGTCATGGGTTGCTCCGTTCGATTCGCCAAGCGGTGGCGGTTTTAGAAATGACAAGGGCAGCGTGCTGCAGCAGCAACTGGCACGCGGCCTTCGGTTGGGTCGGGGTCATGCGAAAACAGGGCGGCCCGCGCGTGGCGGGCCGGGGTGGTGATGAATGGGGACAGTGGCCTAGGCTGCACTGCTGGTTTGCCCCATGGCTAGGGCCGTGGCAATCGGCCGCACCCATACTGGCTGTGCCGACAGGATGAAGGTCTCTCCGCTCCACGCCAGCAGCAGTGTTTCGCCCATGACGTGAGCTATGGCCTCGCCGGCCTCGCTGGGCACGGCATTGCCGATGCGCTCGCGCCAGGCCTGATCGCTCAGGCCATCCAGCTCGAGCATTTCCTCGGGATCGACCAGCGATTGCAGGGCGGCCAGCTCCAGGGTGGTGAACGGACGGTGCCATGTACCGTCCTCGGCTCGGATGCGGCACACCAACTTGTCGGCGGCGGCCGGCATGCGCGGATCTGCCACGCTCCACCGGCCGTTGTCGTGGCAGGCGGCGGCGCTGACGGCGCCGGCCGGCCCTGTCCACGGCAGGACGCCGTAGTGGCCGCCCGTGGTGTATGCCGCCCGATCAGCGTCCATGCCACTGCGTGGGTCTGCCACGGCAAAAGCGCCTTGTCCCGTGGTGCTGCCGCTGATGACCGTGCCCGCGTGCTCGCCGTAGGGTGTCACGGCGTACTTGCCGAAGCTGGGGCCCTCGCGGCGAGGATCGGCCACGGCCTGGCCCGTGCCGTGGGCGCTGGTGACAGCCATGGCGGCGCGGTCCCAGCGCACGATCCTGTATTCGTTGGAGTGCTTGGCCGGCCCTTGGTGGCGCGGGTCTGCAACGCTGTAGGAGCCCTGGCCCGGTCCCTGCTGGCCGGCGATGGTGCCCGTGCTGGTGTCCCAGTCGCGCACGCCGTAGGCCTGGCCGTCCCTCCAGCGTGCCGACTGCTCGAATCGCGGATCGGCCACGGCGAAGTTGCCGCAGCTCGGCCGGGCCTGGCCTGTCACGGTGGTGCTGTGCCGCTTCCAGTCCTGCACGCCCAGCACGCCGGCATGCATCTCAGGCACGATCAGGTAATCGCGCAGCGCGCCATCCTCGATGGCCAAGCGGTTGAGGCTGCGCCAGTCGCTGCCGGCCTCGACGAAGGCCAGGCGCACCCAGGTCTTCCACTGTAGGCTGGGCACGCGGTGCATGGGGCCGGCGCGCAGGTCGCCGGGCATCAGCATGCGGCCCAGCACGTCGCCCACGGCGCGCAGCGGCTTGGATGCCGGCTGGTACAGGAATGCTGGCACCTTCTCGGCGTGGCGCGCCACCAGCAGGAACCGGCGGCGGCTCTGCGCCAGGCCGCCGATCTCGCCGCAGTCGTGCGTCGTCTCGGCCACGGCATAGCCGTAGGCGCGCAGCAAGGCAACGATCTGGTCCAGCAAGTGCCGGCCGCGCGTGGCGATGCGCGGCACGTTCTCGAAAACGATCAGCTCCGGTGGGTCATCGCGCCAGGCCTCCAGCATCAGCCACACGCCGCGCAGTGTCAGGCGGTTGAGGGCCTGGTACTTGTCGGTCTTGCTCTTGCCTTCGGACAACAGGCCAGAGAAGCCTTTGCAGGGCGCGCTCAGGAACACGATGTGCGGGCGCTCGCCGCCAGCTGCGCGCTGGATGTCCTCAGCCGTGGCCTCGCGCCAATCGGCGGGCGGCTCGGCGCCGTGGAAGTCCCGGAACTGGTCGCGGTCGAACAGGTCCAGGACGGTGCCGGGGACGCCGGCAAGCTTGCCGAAGTCACGGATGCTGGCCGCGTCCACGTCGATGCCGCCCAGGCAGCGAAATTTGGCTTGGAGGTTGCCGACCCGGGGGCTGGCGCGGTTGAAGCCGCGCGCTCCGCCCCCCAGGCCGCAGAAGAGATGGAAGTGGCGGATTTCAGTGAGGTGCATGGTGTGGAATCAAAAAAGCCCGCGTTGTGCGGGCTGGGGTTCGGGTGATAGTGCGGCGCGGCGCCGGGTCCTGGTCGCGGGCGGCGGTGCAGCAGAGGCCTCGATGCGCTCGCGCTGCAGGGGCTCATAGCCGGGGTTGAGCTCGCAGCCCAGGTACTGGCGGCCGAGCTGGAGCGCGACGGCGGCCGTGGTGCCGCTGCCCATGAACGGGTCCAGCACGATGTCGCCTGCTCGAGATCCGGCATGAATGCAGGGCTCAATGAGCGCGGGCGGGAACGTGGCGAAGTGGGCGCCCTTGTAGGGCCGTGTGGCCACCGTCCAGACGCTGCGCCGGTTGCGCGTCGATCCTTCCCAGGGCACTGAACCCTGTTGGTGCCTGCTGTCGTTGAGCAGGCCGGGGCGAGGCTTACGTTCGAGGTTGCCTGATCGACTGGTCCGCTTCTGCGGCTTTTGGCCTGGCACGAGGTAGTCGGTTCGATCCCAGCGATTGCGGGGTGCGTGCGGGTCTCCAGCCACGGGCTCTTTGATCGCCTCATGGTCGAAGAAGTACCGCTCCGACTTCGAGAACAGGAACATGTACTCATGCGCCTTCGTGCAGCGGTCCGTCACGCTCTCTGGCATCGGGTTCGGCTTGTGCCAGATGATGTCCTGGCGCAGATACCAGCCGTCCGCGCGTAGGGCCAAGGCCAGCATCCACGGGATGCCGATGAGGTCCTTGTGCTTCAGGCCTTCCGGGGCGCCGGCCGAGCGCTGTGCATGCTGGTCTCGGTATTTGGCTGCGCCCTCACCGTGCAGATTGGTATAGGTGCTGGCCTTGGGGCCGTTGGGCCGGCTGGCATAGCTGTCCCCGATGTTGAGCCACAGCGTGCCATCGTCGGCCAGCACGTCGCGCACGCAGCGGAACACCTCGACCATCGCGGCGATGTAATGCTCCGGCGTCTGCTCCAGACCCAGCTGGCCGGCATGCCCGTAGTCGCGCAGACCGAAGTAGGGCGGCGACGTGACGCACATCTGGGCGCGGACGCCCTGGGCCGCCCAGGCGCGCATGGTGTCTCGGCAGTCGCCGAATTCGATGGTGTTCATGGGGCTCCAGAACGCAAAAAGCCAGCTCGGTGGCTGGCTTTGGAAGGGGAAAGGGGAGGTATCAGGACAGCGCCCGTGCGCTGTGCTCATGCCTCGGGGGTCAGGCGGGCGTGATTTGGAAGGGCGTGCGGTCCTTGCCGGCAATCCACCCGGGCGCCCTGCCGTGCCCAGTCCAGGTGGCACCTGTATCTGGATTGCGGAATTTGGGCTCAGACGCAGGCTTGATGGCCTTGTGGGGTTGCGAACCTTCCTCGGTCCGCCGTATCCGCGCCCCCATTGGAAGAATCACCAGTGGGTTCGGCCTGGCGCTTGGCACGATCGTCCGGTTGATCTCGGTGACCGCCGAGAAGACATGACCGCAGTCTATGTTGCGGCACTGGAAGATGGTCTCGCGGCTGGTGTTGGTCAGCGGCAAGCTGGTGCGGGTGTATGCAAACTCGCTGCAGTGGGGGCACATCATGCGCATGGTTGGCTCCTGGTTCTTGGTTGTGGCCTATTCGGTAGCTATCAGGAATGGGGCGCGGTCCTTCCCGTTGATCCAGTTCGGCGGCTTGCCCCTGCCGGTCCACGTCGCACCGGTGGCGGGGTCGCGGTACTTCGGGGCGCCCACGCTTGCGGCCTTCTCGCCCTGGGGGAAGACATCGGCAGCGGTCAGGCCGTGCTCCTGGATCAGCGCGCGGGCCGCGGCGATGCCCTCGGCTTTGCGCTCTGCCTGGGCAGCTGCGATCTGGGCTTCGAGTTCGGCCTTGCGGGCCAGCAGGGTCTGGTATTCGGACATCGGTTTTCCTTTCGTGGCGCCGCGCAGGCGCCGTGGGTGGTTCAGTGGATGGTTCAGGCCGGTTCGCCGGTCACGGCCGCCGCGAAGGCGTCTTCGGGCGTCTGGTTCACAGGGTGGTTCGGGTCGGTGGGCGGCTCGTCCTCGCCATCCACCTCCAGCTCCTGCTGGTCCTCGTTTTCAGGCTGACTGGCGGGTGTGTCCGGCTTGCCCGCGCGGTAGCCCTTCTTGGCTTGCTGCAGCTCGGCCGGGGCCAGCAGCTTGATGTAGATCTCGCCCTCGGCTGCCAGGCCGGACAGCTCGCCGAAGACATCGTTGTCCTGTAGCTCGTCGCCGTTGTATTGGATGGTGCCCTTGATGGTGACGCTGCCGCCTTCACTCAGCTCGTAGTGCAGGCCGGTCAGCACGGCGTCCATGAAGTCCACGTGCGCGTCTTCGATGCCCCAGTCCCAGATGAAGCGGTAGCCGCGCCACTTCTGTCCCTTGCCGTAGTGGTAGAGCAGGGGCAGCTGGGGGTGCCGCAGGTTCGGCAGCGGGATCAGCACGCCGGGCAGCGCCTCCTGGCCGGCCGTGGCCGCCTTGTTGCAGTAGTGGTGCTCGCGCAGGCCGGGCTCCAGCAGGTCCAGCAGGGTGTTCTCGCCCGTGAGGGTGAAGGAGATGTCGATGGCGCGCACCTTCTCTTCGCCGTGCAGCTCGCGCCGCGGGTTGGCGTTGGTGATGGTGACGGCCGTGGAATCGGCAAGTTCAAAGGCCATGGTGGTCCTCGGTGGTGGTGGTGGAAACAGGGATGGGCTGGCCCAGGGCCTGGGCGGCGTACTCGCGGCCGAGCTTTTCGGCCTCCAGGGAGACGCGCAGGAATGCGCGGGCGACCTGCTCATGCGTGAAGTTGTCCGCGCCGATGGGCAGACCCGTGATCAGGCCAGCCAGCCGAGCGGCGAACTCGGCGGCCGGAATGGTGGTGGCCGTCATGCCCCGGGCATCTCCGCGCGCAGGGCCTCGTACTTGGCATTGAGGTTCTTCCGGTCTTCCTGGTCGGGCAGGTCCTGGATGAAGCTGGCCACCTCGTCCAGCTTCTCCGGACTCTTGGCCTTGAGCATCTGGGCGAGCAGCTCGGGCGCGCTGTAGCCGATGGCGGGCGGCTGTGCTGGAGCCTGGGCGGACGCGGCCGGCGCTGCAGCGGAATCGATCGCGCCGTCCTGCTGCTGGTCGTCGCCGTGCGGCATGTCGTCCGGCATCATGGTGAACTCGCCGTCGATGATGTTGCTGTTGTCCAGGTTCTGGTCCTTGCCAGCCTCGGCCATGCCGTCCAGCGCGGCGGCTGTCTGGAATTCGATGGACAGCGGCAGGTACTTGGCCAGGCGGCGGATGACGGTCTTGCGGCCCATTTCCGTGAAGTTGTCCTTCCAGGGGCCGTATTTGCCCTTGCTCTGGGTGCCGGCCATGATCTGCTCGACCTGCAGACGGCTCATGAACTCGAAGCAGTGGCCGCCGTCCTTGAGCTTCGCAACGGCGTAGAAGCCGATCACCTCGCCGCGCTCGCCCATGGCCGGGCGATGCTCCAGCTTCTCGTCCAGGCCGTAGACCAGGTCGAAGGTGTCCTGCTCGCAGACCTCGTGTGCCGCGATGCTCACGATCTGCCCGCTGCGCCGGGCCAGGTCGATCAGGCCCTTGTAGCCGATGATCACCTGCACGCTGTTGACCCAGCGCTCGGCGCCCGTGGCCGGGTCCTTGCGCTTCGTGTTGAAGGGCACGAGGTAGGCGTGGCCCAGTACCGTGTTGGGCTCCAGGCCCATCTGGGCGCACTGGCCGATGGCGCCGACCAGGCTGGCCACGTCGCACTTGGCCAAGGCCGGCGTGGTGGTGGCCGCGATCTGGGCCACCTTCAGCAGCCGCTCGGCGTTCAGGTGCTTGGGCAGCATCTTGGCGATCTCGCCGCGCTTGCTCTGCAGCAGGTGCGCGATCTGCTCCTTGGGCTTCATCTGCGCCAGGGGGCGGGCGGCGGCGGGCGCCTGGGGGATGTTGGTGGTCATACAGGTTGCTCCTGGGTGTTGCCGCGCAGGGCGGTTTCGTACTGGTGCACCAGCTGCTTGAACTGCAGCAGCTCGGCTTCCATGGTTTCGATGTAGTCGTCGTCGCGTGGCACGCGCCAGCGCGTGAAGTCGCGGCCCACGGCGGCCAGGGCCGGGCAGTAGATGCAGAAGTCCCACCAGCGCCTGCCGGTGATCCACATCCCACCCTGCACCTGGTCCATGAACTCGCTGATGTCGTTGTCCAGCAGGCTGGCGCGCAGGCGCAGCGGGTCGATGAGGCACTTGTATTCGGCGCCGCCGTCCGGCTCGATCAGGCCGTCTGCGCTGGCCCCGAAGAAGCGGTCGGGCGTCGTGATGAAGCCGCAGGGCAGCACCTCGACGCCGGCATGCACCTCGTGCGCGGCGCGCGCCATGGGCTCCAGCTCGTGCCCGCGCCGCATGGCGTAGGTCTCGAATCCTTCGTCCAGCGGTTCGCGGCTGCCGCGCTCGATGGCCAGGCGCAGGGCATAGCTCTTGGCGGCCTCGCTGAAGTCGCCGATGGGCAGGCCATCGATGGCGCGCTGCACGGTCTCGGTGATCTTGGGGCGTGTCTTGTAGCCGGCCTTGGCCGCCGCGGCATCCATGGCCATGCCGGCGCGGATGCCTGCCACCAGGGCCGCCTGTTGCTCCGTCAGGCCTCCAACGCGCTCGCGCGCCGTGGCAAACATGCTGGCCGTGATGACGCCGGAGCGATCGCGCTTCCATTCGTCCGTGCCCTGGGCGCTGTAGTGGACGATGAACTGGGGGGCGTCCGCCAGCATGGTCATGACAGCCCCGCCGCGATGCCGGCCAGGCCAGCGCAGATGGCGCTCAGGCCGAGCCAGAGGAAGAGGTGGAGCAGGTAGTTCATGGCGCGTCCCCCGTAGCCCTGGCGATGGCGGCACGCGCTGCCGTCAGCTCGGGGCGAATCACTGCCAGGCCAGCGAGGTCGCGTTCCATCACGGCCACGACATCGCGCAGAGCGGCGAGCATGTCCGGCGCGGCGGCCATCTGGCGCGCGTCGTCCTCGGTGCAGATGCCGGCGAGGCACATGTACTCGCCCGGGGCGTTTCCAGCGCCGTGATACCCATGGTCATTGCGCAGGCCAACGCTCCAGTGCCGACCTTCGGTGAGCAGTTCCTGTGATGGGTTCTGCCAGTGGATCCATTCGGGGGTGGTCAGGACTGGCATGGCGTGCTCCAGGTGCTGGCCATGGCCGCCAGGTGGCGGGCCGCAGCCTTGTCGATCACAGACTGGACCGCGGCGCGTGCGCTTTGCGCCATCACGTCCAGCACCGAGTCCTTGATGGCCTTTTCATAGTCCCAGTACGGGAAGACGCACCCCTCGTAAGCGGACCTCAGCGCGGCAAGTGCAGCCTCTTCGCATAGGGCGTTACTGAAGACATAGCACCGCTTCAGTGACTGCACGTCGGAGCGGATGCACTGCCGATACCCATCCATGGACCCGCTCCACCAGTGGTCTTTGAGTTTTTTCGTGGTGCCGTCCTTCATCGGGATCGTCAGTTCGCGGCCGGCGAAGGCCACGAATCGGCCGCTGCCGCGCGAAAAGACGAGCGCGTCACGGAACGGGCCATCGGAGCCGATGTAGTCATTGCCCACGCGCTCGTAGGTCAGCTGCAGCGGACGGTTGAGCACCAGGGCCTCGCCATCGTTGAACTGGACCACGGCCACAACGGACAGCGGCGCCAGAGTTGTCGAATCAGGCATCTATCTCTCCTTGAAACACGAATAGGTGCCGGCCTCGTAGACCGGGGTGAGGCCCTCGCAGGCACGGGCCGCGGCGCGCGCAATGCGCTGCTCCTGAGCCGTGGGCTGGGGCTCCTGTGCGCCGGCCAGGCTGCAGCCGGCGAGGGCCAGCAGGAGCAGCAGGCCCAGCGCCAGGGCGAGCCAGCGGCCGTAGCGCGGCGGGCGCGACACGTCGAAGAAGGCCAC